ACGTACCTTAGCCTTATTTTTTCTACGGTACTCTCTATCGTATTCAGCTTTTTTTTCTTTAGGACTCATTAGCCTTTCTTATTTTCTTTTTTGTCTTTAGCCACGTTTGACTCCTGTTTAGTTAGTTAATTATTTATTTTCTAATGCTTCCACTTTTGCTGTTAATTCTTGTATTGCTTTCACTAATACTGGTACAAGAACATCTCTTGAAACACCCATTGGAACAATTCTTTCACCAGTTTTCTTACCATCATCATCAAGTATATCCTCTACTGCTCCATCTGTACCCTGTACTGCTGGTTCATACGCCTCTTTTAATTCTTGGGCAACAAAGCCACCAATACACTTATCGCCAGATTTCTTCCATTCAAAATCTCTGACTTTCATTTTTGCTACTGTCTCAAGACCTTTTACTGATGTATCAACAATATTCTTTTTAAGTCTACTATCTGATGGGTCGGTTAGTGCAAATGTTCCAGATGTATTTGATATATGACCAACTTGACCACCATCTCCATCTGATGCGTTTATATAAATCGTAGTGCCACTTGCATCGTCTGCTCCAGCTTGTATGTTGATACCATACCTATTTGCATTATTGCCATCGTTTTTTACATACAATGGATAACCGCTTGTCCCAGCGTGTTCTACATCAATAGCAGCACAATGAACTTTAGCCCCTTTATCCTGTGCCATATAAACAGCATCTACATCAGCATTACCAAGTGTTACTGAGTTGTCTGCTTGTGCAGAACAGTCATAACCGATAGCAGTTTGGTTAGTCGAACTTGTAGCAGACGTATCTGATAAAGCACCAATAAGCGTATTGTTCCCACCAGTTTCAAGATTTATATTATGCCCTCCAGATTGCTTACCGATGCAAACATTATTGTCCCCGGTAGTTAATGCACTCAATGCACTATGCCCCATCGCAGTATTATTTAATGCCCCATCCATAGCGGCATCCATTACATTATGACCGACTCCTACATTGTAATTTGAAGCCACATCTGTCCAACCACCGCCGCCTGAGGCATTACCAATAAAAATATTATTACCAGACCCAGCAGATGTACTCTGACTACCACCAGCCTGTGTACCATCCATAGCCTTATAGCCTATGGCGATATTTGCAGACCCAGTTGTATGTTCCATCAAGGCTTGATGTCCTATTGCCATATTCCCCTGCCCTGTGCTTACAGCAGTCCCAGCTTTATATCCTATATAAACTTGAGATGCGTCAGATGCAGAACCCCCAGTTCCAGCTTGAACTGTACCAGCTAAATGTCCAATAGCTACAGTGCCATCATTAGTAGTAGCATTTGCTGTACCTAAAGCACCAGTACCTATTGCGATATTAAAATCACCAACAGTATTAGATTGTAATGCACCAAGGATAGATGCTGAAGAAGAACCTATTGCTACATTATAATCGCCAATTGTAGTAGCTCCTGCTGATTGCGTACCTAATGCAACATTGCTAATTCCTGTAGTTAATCCACTTAAAGCCAAATGACCAACAGCAGTATTATATAATGCCCCATCCATAGCGGCATCCATGACAGAGTTTCCTATGCCTACATTTGAATGAGAAGCATTATTCGCCCAAGTACCTCCGCCAGCATTGTTACCAATGAAAACATTATTAACAGTAAGTGCATCTTGAGTATCATTAATATATGACGCATCAAATGCACCAGAGCCAATCGCTATATTGCTATCACCTAATTGATTTTCGTGACCAGCATTATCTCCAAAAAATGTATTGTAAGTACCTCCGCTTTCAAGGTCATCTCCTGCTAAAGAGCCAAATACAGTATTGCCAGCACCACTTCCATCATTATTCGATAGCGAGATTCGGGAGTTGTCATCAATGACCATACGAGCAGAAAGTGAACAGTTCGCATCTGCAGTTTGGTCAGTTCGTTCATCTATGTAGAAATAAAAAGCTCCATTATATATTTGTAGCATTGCCGCTTCTTCATTAGCAGTAATAAATTGCTCCTGACTTGCACCTCTGTATAAATTATGAGTTAGGTGTGTACCATTACCTGCGGCTGGTGATGTTTGAGCATATAAAGCACCCTCACCTCCAATTTGCAAAGCACTATATGCTGGGCTTGTATCCCAAGATTCTGGGGTTACTCCAATTCCAACATTGCCTGAAGCATCAATGGTCATTGACGCTGAATCACTGGTAGCAAAAATAGTGCTTGTAGCTTCTGAATTCCAGATTGTTGCGTTCTCATTCCCAATAATACCGAATAAAGTTCCATCTCCTGTACCGCTACCAGTAGTTGAATTAGTATATTGTGTATAAGAAGCTCCGCTATCAGAAGCTGAAATCACTTCTGTATATGCAAATCCTCCACCACCTTCTACAGTTAAATCACCTGAAATGGTCAGGTCGCCAGATATTGTACCGCCTGAAGATAATCCAGACTCTGAACTTATAAATGTACCAATCATGTTAAACCTCCACTACTCTAGTTGCACATGCAGCACCTTTGCCTAAGTGATTGAAGTATATTGTATTGCCTATACCTCTAGGTACTGTTATAAATACTAATGTATTCGCTGGAAGATAAAGATCATTATCGGTTTCAACATCTTCTGTTGTACTGGAGAAATTAAAATAAAGCTCTCCAGCAGCTAAGACTCCGATCTGTGCTGCACCAGATACATCTAAGTGCACTGTATTTGCTTCTGCTGTTCCAGCATGAGTGGCTATAGCATTAACGGTCCATTGACCACCTGAGCCGCCTGCGTTTACGCCTTCCTGTACTGTGAGTGAATGTAGTTTTGCCATGTTTGCCTCCTGCTCTAAGGATTGACCATCCGTGAATGAGCTTGTTATTTATATTACATTAAGAATCCGTCTGCTGGTTTAATGCTAAACCCTGTAGAATCAAAGTTTCTGTTACCGTATTCTGTGCCCATTTTCTTGCACAGTTCCCAGTAGTTCCTGAAGTATCCAGACTTCTGTAAAGCCTGGGGGTCTTTTGACATTTTATTTTCATAACCTTTCATAATCACATAATGTGCTAATCCTTCATGAAACTGACTTGGTATATTAGGCTCTTCTGTAAGAGCAATACCAGTGCCAGTAGCAACAAAGTTTTCATCATATACAGAACCGTATACCCTCACAGTCTTGCCTGATGTAGCTGTACCAAAACTTGTAGTGGTATCAGCGGTTGTTACCTTAGCTAGAGCAAGGGATGGAACATGGTATCCTGTAGATTTCTCCGATGCATACTCTATCCACCAGACATGTTCTAAAGCTTTTGATCTTTCGTTTGTAGCCATTACGTACTCGAATATTTCTCTGGCGGGTCTTGCAGCCTGGATATCTGGTAATTATTGTAATCAACTCTGCCAACATCAATGAACTTGTGTTGATCTGTTTCGCTTCCATCTGCATCAAGATCATTAAGCTTATAGTAGCGTGTGCTCGCTGTAGTAGTAAATGTCTGCTGACCTTTTAGTATTCTTGTACCTTCACAGAATTCATCCAGTGCTTTATTAAGATGTAGACGTATCTCTGTATCACCCATCTCAGGATGATGTATTTGGACCATTTCGATTATTTGTGTTTGTGTCATTATAAGTACTTTATCTCAACATAAATATCTCCACTTGAAGAATCTAGTTGAAATTCGCTTAGTTGATTACTTCCTGCACCAAGTCCATGCAGTGTTATTGCTTCTCCTGAAGACAAGGTAAAACCTCCACTTGCGAAAGCCCCTCCTACGCCAACAGTTAAATCAGATGTAGTAGTGGTTGTTTTTGCTGATGAAGTAAAGCCAGTATTCTTAATATAGATATAGTCGGCTATTGAAGTAGTATCTCCTATCACAGCCTCTGTTGCATCTTGTGTTTTTGACTCATCTACATGAACAACTGTTACATCTGCTTCTAGCTGAAAATCGGCACTGCCGCCCATCTTCTGAGCAACAGTATCATTTGTAGCTACATCATGTTCGGGCATATCTCCATCTGATCCTATCCTATGAAAGACTTGAGCACTGCTGTTAATTCTCATCCTTGTTGAATTTGCCATAATTTATCTTATTTGTTGCTGGGAAGATGCAAATGCCTGATTGTATTCCTGCTTTAAATCCTGCAGTCTTGCAACTTTCCATTGATATTCTGCTGATTTTTCAGCCATTTCCTGTTGATAAGTTTGAACATCGCTTCCTATAGTTGCTTGATATCTCTGTAAGTCAGATGAATACTTTTGAAGTTCTAAAGTATAATCTTGAAGTGATGCCTGTAGGGTAAGGTCTGCTTCTTTTTGGGCTTCCTGTGCATCTAATTGTGCCTGTTGTATTCCTTTCTGTAAAGATGCCTGGTATTCTGCATTGGCAGCATTGTATTCATTTAATTTATTTTGCATAGCTTGACTGTATGCTTGTATATAAGTAGAAATTTTCTGTATCTGCGATGATGCTAATTCAATATCTTCTGAGTCTTCTATATAATCAGCTAAGACTTCCCACCAATCGCTGACATCCTGCTGATCTCCATCGGTTCCAGCGGCACCAGTAGTAATTGCGGCTGTCAGTTCTTCAGATATTCCACCTACAGCTGGAGGTGTGTATGATGGAGGAACGCCTATTAAAACATTAGTAGATGCAACGCCAGGAGAAGATATAGCTGGAAGAGCTGGAGTTGCTGGTAATACTGCAGTAGAACTGAAAGTAGAAATATCTACAGAAGATAGAGAACTTTGTAAAGATTTTATACTAGCATATAATATCACTAGGTATATCTTATCATTTGGAAAGAATTTTATACCAGTACTGGCATGATCTAATGCGGTCCCATCCGTCTCTGCAGGTGAATTATTTACATAATAAACCTTAAATGCATTAGGATCAGAACCTGGGGCAGGAAAAACGCTTATGCCCCCGTTGTCAAGAATTGTATATACAGGATTATGGGTAGTAGCAAGATGAAGACTTCCAGTCGCTACTGCCTGCCCCTGCTTTGAAGGGTGAATCTTTGAACACTCTCTCCAATCGTTATCTGTTCCAGACTCTCTAATTACAGAAGTAATTTTAGCTCCGTTTATATCCAGCCCTTGAGATGTCTGTTCGGATGAAACAGCCAGGAACATGTGGTCATCTGATGGTTTTATTTTCAGATGCCTATCAGTTACATCAATAACACCGTCATTTAAAAATGTCGAAAATTCTGCCCGACTAGGAGCAGTAGAGCTTGCGTCTATCGTCAAGCCTGTTAGTCCCATTGCTTGTTCTTGAAAATCTGCCATATTTAATTCGAGGGGAGAC